TCCACGACCAGCTTGCATTAGGAAGTCGTTACTACCGTTCTGAAGTTCTTCTGCCATAGCGTATTGTTTAGGGGTTGGTAATCCAAGACCTAAATACTTGAAGCAAAAATAGAGATGATTCCTAAAATCATCCAACACTTCTTGAGGTACATTCATTAGTATCCTTTCTAGGATCTCCTGTGTTACGTTTCTTATATTACCCTAGGCATCTGTATCCCCTGAAAGAACAAACGCAGCACAAGTCACCTCAGCCTTATAGAAGGGGTGCTGGATTTGTAGAGGCAAACTTAAAGGGAACAGAAGCAGCCATCTTACGCTCAACTGCTTCCATTGATTCATTTGGAATACTGTCCAATAACTCTCTATTGTCTTGCATGACTCCACGGATTACTTGATACAATCCAGGACCACACTTAGAGCTGTCGGACAGATCCTCTAGTAAAGCATTTAACAACTTATCATAGATTCTATTCACTGTTTGTTTACGAGTCATTCTTTAGTGCCTTTCTTAATGAAGGTAACATAGGACCAACCCAACACAATAACTAATACAGGTACATACCAGAAAATCCAAAGGTGGCTTTGGTTATCTATCCCGTGGGTAATAACCATTTCCATGACTGAGGGGCGAGATGCATCAGGAACAAGGACAGGGACTGTTGAACATCCAACTAAACACAATAAAGATAAAATATATTTCATGATTTATTTCCTGCTGCTGCGGTTCCAAAGTAAAAGCCCACTAGGGATACCAAGATTTGACGATTCTCGGACGTGTAAAGAAACCCATTCACCTCAACAAAAACCTTACGGCTGTATTGGGGAATGATACCAAACAAACCTTCTGGGTTAACTGTATCAACCTCTACAAAAGTAGGTACTCCAAAGAAGGGTAATACAAATGGAGCAACAATGGTTCCAAACAACACAACCAACACAATGGTCTGACGAACAACCTTACCAAGATCTAATGGAACCCTAAGGGCTGCCTTGTCTTGGTTCTCGGTTGTTTGTTTGTTGACTGCAAGTAGTTGAACAAACATTTCCTTTTGATCTGATGCTCGTTGAGCAAGGTATCGAAAGACAAACCCAGCTAAACCACCGCCTAACAAACTGATTAACTCTAATGGCATTATCTCATACTCCTTTTCTCTAAATCAAATACTCGTATACGCAAGTCATCTAACATTTCTTGATGTCTCCCATCATTTACAGCAAATGTAATCTGACTTTTAACAAGATCTTGTACAATGCTTTTTAGTTCACTAAGGTCTGATGTTGTTCTATTTATGGTTTCATTCTTACTACCTAATACGGTAAAGAAACCAGCTACACCTATTGTTAATACAAACAGTTGTAACCATTGCAAAGCTATAGATGGAGAGAACGCTTTTTTTTCTTGAGTAGATGTCATTTTATTTCTTTCTATTACCAGAACTTAAGAGTACGCCACATTTCTGGACCACCGTGCCGCATTATATAAACGTATTGCAATCCATCAGCCGTCTTGAGTAGTTCCATTCTTTGTCCCGCTACATTAGTACTATGAGCGTATGGTGTAATTCCACAGGGAAAGATAGAAAATGTATCCATGTTTAATTCATACAGTCTTCCAGTACTTTCTTTTGTGAGAATAATATCATTTATTCCATCATAGGTATACATTGAACCAGTGGTAAAGGTTTCGCTATTTGCTGAAAAGAATGGAGAAATATCCCAAGTATTGGTTGGAATATCATATATGTCATGTATATTAGATCCTCCCCCACGGGTAGAAAATAACCATCTTCCTTTACGAGTTGTGTCAGTAAGCCCATATAACCAAACAAATGATATTCCAGCACTTCTTACAGGAGCTTCATAGATCACATACATTGTACTTAAATCTGTTGTTATTGAACCAGAAGAAGAAGTTATAACGGTTGCAGTATTAGATGAAATATTTCCCTCAATTCCAATACCAGTTCCAGCTATAATTCTAAATCTTTTTCCTGACAATATATTCGTTGTCCAGTTCTTGTTGGAATCTGTAATTGTACTCGC